GTGTTTCTCCTGAAGGAGGAGCGGAACATGACTGAGCGCAGCGATCTATTTGCCGCGTGGGCGGCGGCTGAAGAAACGATGGAAGCGACGATCATCAGCCGGAAGCTGACGCACCCCCAGCCAGGGGTTGACCCGACCGTCACGATAGCGCGCGCCGCCTTCAAGGCCGGCTACAAACAAGGCTGGGACGACCGCGAAGCCGACATCTTAGAACGGTGCGAGCGGATTGCACCTACCGCGCCGAACGCAGAGCCAAAAGCACTATCTGAAGAACAGATTAAGCAGATGGCAGAGCGGTTTCTTCAATGGCCGCTTCCCGAAGACTTCAATCCTGACGGTGGCATAACCTTTGAGCCTATCGGCAACAAGGGGACCGCGCATGAGTTTAAGAGATTACCCTACGGCACCAACCTGTTGAGCTACGTGCAAGCCCTGGAGATGGTCCGTTTCATGGTCGAGGGTTTTACGTCTGCAGGGGAAGCGCCATGAGTGAGCTTGCCGGGGTTGACCGAAACTCTGGTCGCTCCTGAAAGGGAAGACTTACCCCGTGGGTAGCTCGTTTCAGCAACGCCGCGCGATAGTGGAAAGCTCTACGGCCGTGCAAGGCGGCCATTATTTGACGATCTTGAACCTGGAAGGATCGCCCAGGGGCCGAATAAGCCTGCGCACGCATCATGCCCTGCCTGCAGGCAAAAGGGTGACCGTGCAGGGCTCGGGCATGACCTGGGCGATTGTGCACTAGGCGGCGCGCCGATCAGGTGCGTGACGGTCCACTATGTCGGCCAGGCGGCTAATGGTGGTTTGAAGCGATCCCGTCACCGCGTCCAGGCGCGCGCCAAATAGGCGATCCAATGCGGCAACCTGGGTAGAGAGCACAGCTTGCGTGTGGGTAATCGTGTCACATGATTGCCTAACGCCGGCCGTCTCCTCCCAAAGCTTGGCCACCTGCAGCTCCACGGCCTGCAGGCGCGTTTCCTGGGCCGCCTGCATGCGTGCATGCTCGCGCGTGTCGCCAAAGGAGAGCCGGGCCAGGTTAGCTAGGCCTAAGGCCAGGCCCGCGCCTCCCACCACCAGGGATTCGGTGTGACTGATGAGCTCGCCCCCGGTTTCCATGGTCAGCTCGTGCTGGCTGCAGTGGAGGACGTGGCGGCCGTCGTCGTGGACGGATTGGCCGCCGCGAAGCCCGCCACCAGGTCCGAGAGGGCCTGGGCAATTTCGTCCACGCTCTTGTTCGAACTTTGGGACATCATGGCGATGGCGGCCGTGGCCAGGGCCTCCGCGCCAGAGTCGACCATGGCGGTGGAGCTCGTGCCCACTTTTTGAATCAAGAAACTGTTTACGGCCATGGCCGCCTCGGTGCCCAGCGTTGTGGTGACGCCGGAAATGGCGTTGTTTGCCTGGGTGATCTGGGCGGGGTTGGCCTTGCCTTCCAAAGCGGCCACCAAGCTGTCCGCGTCCGTGATGCCCGCGGCGACAATGTTTGAGCCTGGGATCTTGGCCAGGAGCGGGATCACCACGCCGGCCGCGGCGTTGATGGCGCCCTCCACGGGGGTGGTGGGATTGGCGATCAGGTTGGTGTTGGCGGCAGCGCCGTCCACCAGGTTGATGAAAGCGTTTTCTGCTCGCGATAGCCAGCTCATGGGGTGATCTCCTTCCGGTGTCGATGGTTAACAAAAGCTAATGAACGAATCATCTACGCGGCTTTGCTGAGGGGATAGTCCGCGCACAAGGGATCTTTCCCAAGCCAAAGGGCGATTTCCGCGGCGCGTCGGTTGGCCAAGCCCTTGTCCGGCTTCCCGCCGATGGTATCGAATAGTTTGAGCTGGCCAGGTACGAGGGCGAGCTGGCCGGCGCGAATGTCGCCCCAGACGTGCCAGCTGGCCTTTTCCCCGGCGTTGAACACAAACGAGATCAGGGCGCTGTACTGATAATCTGAAAGCTTCATGACGGCCGGCTCGCCAATGGCCCAGTAAAGGCGCTGCACGGCCGTCTGCAGGTCCTGGGTAAGGTAACAGTCTACCAAGGCCTGGTCCCACCGCGTGCCGGGCGTCACGCCCTGGGTGTGGCCCACACCGCACGTCCACATGCCGGCCTTGTCGCGGTAGGCCGTCAGGCGTTCGCCCTCCTCGCGCTCGATGAATTTGACGCAAATGTCCGGCACGCGTCGAAACGCGGCCGGCGTGGTCATTTGGGCAAGAAGGCCTTGGCGGCCGAGGCGATCACCGCGCCGATCCCCGTGGGTGCGTTGAGCTGGGAGATCAGGCCGCCCAGGCCGACCCCGACGATGGGCCAAATGATTTTGGCGGCGTCGGCGTTGAACGTCGCCGCAATGATCAGCGAGACCGCGATCACCGTCACCGCGGCGATGATCAGCCCGGCAATGAACGCCTGAGACTTGGAATCGTGCTCGCCGGTTGTGCCAGGGTTGAAAGCGTCCTCGGTTGGCTCGGGCTGGGTGATGTCCGTCATAATGCCTCCTTTATTCAAAGACGGTGACCGAAAGCCCCGCCGGGTCGGTGGGGATATTGTTTTGGGTGAGGACGGATAGCGAGAAACCCGCGATGGTTTTATTGCCAAGCGGGGCGACGGCGGCGAGCTGGGTGGTGTTTTCCACATTCGCGGCCAGGCGATAATTGGTGTCCGGCCTTGCCGTGCTGAACGTGTAATTGATGGCGCCGGCGCTCGATCTCGTGATGCTTGAAAAGCCATTGTTTCCCGCAATCGTTAGGGTTCCGGACGTGATGGTGACATGGGCGCTAGCCACGATCTCGGTTGCGCCTTCGCTGCCGGCCGCGATCTGGGCGATGACGAAAGCGGTTGAGGCGGCCTGGGTGGTGTCCGTGCCCACCGCGGCCGTGGGGACCGTGGGCGTGCCCGAAAAGTCCGGCGAGACAAGGGGCGCATAGGCGGAGAGCGCCGTGGCCACAAAGGCCGTGGTGGCGATGCTCGCGCTGTTATTGTTCGCGGCCGGCGTCGGGGCTTGGGGGTTGCCGGTAAAGGTGGGCGAATTGATCGGCGCATAGCCTGAGGCCGAGGCGGGCGGGGCCACCAGGCTGAGGGCGCTGTACTGATAGAGCTCGCCCGTAGGGAGCTGCAGCTCCACGTCGTAATTCTGCGAGCTGTCCGCAAAAATCGAAGTGCTTTGCGCGTAAAAAAACCCGTCCGAATTGCTGGTCTGCGGGTTTGAGATCGCGGTGGTGAGCGCCTGGTCCGCGTAGAGGGTCGCGAGGGTGTCCGTGCCGGTAAGATAAACGGTGAGGGTCGCGCCTACCGATAGATCGCCGCTCGAATTGATGGCGGGTTCGGCGCTCGGCAGGGTCAAACGGCCCGCAACGGTCATTCAGTCCCCCGCCTGGGTTGGTGCTCCAGCGCGGCCATGAGCCGAGAGGAAGGAGGACGCCGCGACGCATGACGCCGCCGCGCTGGAGCGTTGCGAATGTACCTAGAAGCTGATTCGGAAAAAAGGCCAGACCGTCGAATAAGACACTTGTGTCGCTTGTCATCGTGTGACATAAAGATGGCCAGGAGGACGCACCCATGGCCACGTTTGGAAATCGCACCTGCCCCGAGTGTGGGGCGGATTTTAGCGCCAAGCATCACGCCGCGACGTTTTGTTGCCCAGCTCACCAGCAGGCTTTTCACAATCGCTCCGCCAAGCGGGGCAAGGTCCTCCTGCCCTTGATGCAGGCCGCCGTTCTGCGGTCCAAGGCCGACGAGGACATGGCCACCTGGGCGCGCCGCGAGGCCTACAATCTGGTGCGCGAGTGGAACCGCGAGGACAAAGCCGCCGGCCGCCGGCCCGAGCTGGTGAGCAAGGCGAAATTTGAGATGGGTTGGATAGCGGCCGATCTCGGCTGCTGATTTCTGGAGGACGAAACGATGACTTTCACGCATTACAATAGCGCCTCAAAGGGTCAGGTCCTGATCGAGGACATGCACGCGGCGCACATAGACCAGGCCGTTTCTAAGCTTCGCCGCGAGGGGTCGCATCCCGCGCTGGCCGACTACATGGAGGCCGTCGCCACGCACAAACATGGCGAATTTCTCGGCACGCCCGAAGGCCAAGCCTGGGCGGCCGAGGAGAAAAACGCGGAAAAGCACGCGGCTCTTTTGAAGCGTTTGGGATGGGAGGGTTAGGCCATGGCCCAGCAACGCCTTTATTTCTTGATATTCGCCATACCGATTGCAGTAATCTGTTTGATCACAAAGTTTAATCCGGCCCTATTGTGCCTTTTTTGCTTTTTGATCGGCTATCAATTCGCCAAATTTCGGATAGGTGTTTAGTCATGCAATGCGCTGATCAGTCCCTCACGTCTAACCAGCAAGTGGCCTGCCTAGACGCCCAGGCAGGCGTTGAGTTTCCCCAGCTTGTGACGAATCCGCCCGATAGCTGGCCGGCCTTCACCGCCTACATGCACACGGGTTTTGCGGTAGGCATCCCCTTGGCGCTGATCACCATGCTGATGCTGATGGTCCACGGCGAGAAAGAGGGCGAGTGGGGGGCTTTCGTCATGTTCCCCGCGGCTTTCCTGGCGGGTCTCTGCGTCCTGGCCGTGGGCGTGCTTTTCTGGCCCCTGGTGCTGCCGCTTGCTTTGCTATTCGGGGTGCGCGCCTTCACACGCCCGAAAGAGCCCCGTCCTGTGTATTACGCGCCGGCCGCAAAACCGACCGAACCGCGCCGGCCGTACTAGCCCCGAGGCCCGCGGCGACTCCAGGCCTAGCCGCCTGGTAAAGCGCGCCCAGGGCCGAATCTCTCGCCTTGATGCGGGCTCGCGTTCCGGCGCGGGCCTGCAGCTCCTCCGCCGTTTTGGCCGATGGCTGCGCCAGGATCTGGCCAAGCGCCGTGCGCGCGCCAGGGCTCATCTTGCCGTTTTTCAGGATATTGTAGGCGTTCTCCGCCGTATTGACCTTGAGGCCCGTCAGCGCGCCCGAGGCGATGCCGCTAAGGTCCGCCGGCCCGCGCTCGTTATGCACCACCGCGCCTAAGGCGATATTGTGCTCCTGCGGCTTTACCGGCGCGCCCGCGCTGGCCTTTGTCAGAGCCTTGGCGTCGCCTGCGGTTTTCACCTCGCGTCGGGCCATGGCGATGAGCTTGTCCGCCGCTTCATCGCCCACGAGGGTGCGGAAATTCCGGCCTTTCACGGGGTCTGTAAGATCCCGCAATATAGTGGCCACCACCTCGGGTTTGCCCTGCAGACGTTCGCCAATGTCGCCCAATGCGCCGACGCGCATGGCGGCCTTTTCGTTCTTGCCGAGCTGGGCGAAGGATCGGGCAAAAGCCTTGGGATCGGGCGGGCTGGACCATAGCTTCGCGCCGGCCTGGCGGTTCTCGCGGAAAACCTGGTCCGGCGTGTTCTTCGGGACCTTTTTGTCCAGGGTGTCCTGCACGCGTTTGAGGTTCGCCTCCAGCTTTTCGGCCGCGGCGGGCGACAAGGCGCGAAGGCGCGCCATGAGCCGGTCATTGTTCAAAACGTCCTTAGGGCGAAGGCCGCTAGAGCCCTCCAGGCGATTGTTCAGGTCCGCAACCACGCCCCGGAGCTCGTGGTGGTTTTCGGCCGGCGTCTGCTCGGCAATGCGCGCCTTAGCCTCGGCTGCGCTCTCCACGCCCTTGCCGCCGGCCATGGCCTCCTTGCCGCGCTCGTAGGCCTCCTGCGCTTTGAACGTGTCCCCGTATTTCTTGTCCAAGGCCGCAAGGGCGGGGGAGTAATCGTGCAGGGCCGCCGTCAACGCGCCGTTGCGAATCGCGGCGCTGCGACGCTCCACCGGGTTGCCGCGGGGGTAATCTCGGCCGAGATCGGACGCGGCGCGCTTTAAAGCAGCCAGGGTCGGCAAGGTCGCGGGGGGTGCGTTTTCCGGCGGCGGCGCCTGCGCGTCCACGGGGATTTTGCTGAGATCGATAGTTGAGCCGTTTTCAGCGCCGGAAGCTTTGACCAGGCGCTGAAACTCCGCCACGGTCATGTCGGATCCGGGCCTGGGCGCAACTGTGGCCGGCGCAGCCTGCGCAGCCGGGTTGGGCGCGGATCCAGGCGGGTTTACGTCCGGGCGGGCGCGATTCTCAAGATCCATTTCCATTTGCGCGCGCTTGACGGCCCGCGCGATCTCGGGCTGCTCGGCTATCAGGCGATTCACCTCGGGGTGATCCACGCCCTCCGCAAAACCCGGAACCTGGTCATAGCCCTGGCCCTCCGCGCGCCGGGCATTTTCAATCATGGATACCGTGTCGCCCTGGGCCGTGGCGGGGTCGATGCCCGTGGCGTGCGTCAGGCCCTGGCGGATTTGTTCCTTGATCGCCTGGGGATCCTGGACCTCCGCCAGGGCTTCCTGTTGGTTCTTGAAGCTTTGCGGGTCGTTATCTAAAGTCTCCTGCACCTGGTCCGCGCGGGCGTTGACAGTGGTGGGCTCCTCGCCTATCACGTCGCGGAACGCCTGGTGGACGCGTGCCGGCTGGGCCTCCATGTGCTCGCTTACGGCCTGGGCGACGGGCGCGCCGCCTTGGCCCCCTTCGCTCGCAGCCTGATAAACCAGGGGCGAGGCGTTCTCACCCAGGTGCGAGGCCGTGGGCGCTTCACCGCCATCAGCCAGATCCGTGGGGTTTTTCTCCAAATGGTCCGCCAGGGTGTCGAGGGCGACGGCCCGGTCTGACGCTGCGGGAACGCCCGCGCGCTTGCCGGCCCCGTGGATCATGCCGAGCGCGCCAAACATGGCCCCCGTCTCTGCTCCACCCTCTGCGCCCGGCAGGAGCGGCTGGCCCGTGAGCGCCGCCTGGCCTGCGCCAAGCGCGCCGCCAATGGCCGACCCGGCAAGGGGAAGGGCTCCCGCGCGCACGACAGGCGCGGCCTTGGGCAGGATCTTGGGCAACACCTCGCCCATGGCGCCGAAGGGCACGGTTTCCGCCGCCGTTAGCGCGCCCGAGGCTGCCGCGTCAGGCAAAGATTGGCCGCGATTGGTTTGTTCCACCGCGTCCTGCACGCCGGCCAGGGCCGAGGGCACGCCGATGCGCGTGGCCACGCGGGACGCCACCCCGCCGCCTAGGGCTTTTACGCCCGCGAGCGCGCCCTTTTCCGCCGCCGCGCCGGGGGCCAGAAACCCCGCCACGTTCTGACCCAGCGCCGTCAAGGGGTGTTTTTGCGCGTAAGCGTCGTCGGCCGCTTGCTGGGCCTGGACTGTGGCCTGGTAGGCCTCCGCCGGGCCGTAGCCGTAGCGTTTCTCCCCGCCCGTCACCGCGTTGTAGCCGGCCTGCAGACCGCCCGCGATGATGGGGCCGAAGCCCAGGGTAAGCTGGTCCGCCAGGCGCGCCATGCCGGCGTCGCCCTGGTCGTTCGCCTGCACCTTTTGGGCGTCCGCCATGGCCCGCTGCATTTGCGGCGTCATGGGCTTGGCCCCGCCCGTCTGGCCGCTTGGCGATCCACCCGCGCCGAAAGCTTTGTCCAGATCCGCTTTGCTGGGAACGCCGCCTGGCGGTGCGGCGGCGCCCCCGTGGGCGAATGCCGCGTCCAGCTCGGCCTTGCTGGGCGCAGGGCTCGGCGGCGCAGCGGGTGAGGTCGCGGGCGGGGCGTAGGCCGGCGCGCTCCCTTGGGGCGGCGTAAGACCCGCCAGGCGCATGAGCTCGGGATCCAGCACGGCAGCGGGGGCGTTCACGCCAGGGAGATTTTGTCCGCCCATTCCAGCCCTCGCCATGACCTTAGGCACATAGGCCTGCGTCTCGGGATTATTCGGAATCCCGCCCGCCCGGTCCACCGTGCCCGGCCCGGCATTGTACGCCGCCAGGGCCATGGGCACGTTGCCATTGTACCGGTCCAGCATGGTGCGCAGGTATTTCACCCCGCCCACCACGTTGCCCTGCAGGGTGGTGGGGTCCACGCCCATGTCCTGGGCCGCGCCAGGCTCCAGCTGAAAGACGCCCCGTGCACCCTTGGCCGAGACGGCCGCCTGGTTGCCTCCGCTTTCCTGCGCCGCCACCGCGTGCGCGAGGCTCCGCGGAACGCCAAACTGGTCCGCGGCTTGGTCGATCAGATCGGAGACGTTCGGGTCCATGGCCATTTATTGCACGGCCTCGCCTTCGTTGCCGTTGAGGGGCACGTAAAACGGGTGACCGGTGCCCGCGCCTACCTGCAGCCATGTCTGGCCTTTGACCTGGCGCTGGATCACAGCCGGCTTGCCCCCGATCTGCACGGATTGCCAAATCGGCTCCGCAAAAATCGAGGTGGATCCGCCCTGCTTGTTCCAGGCGTCATAAATGGCCTGCGGGTTGGTTTTGTCGCCCTGGTAGTTTTGCTTGAACCGTTCGAAAGCGAGCTTGCGCTGCTCTATGGCGCCCTTGGTGGCCAAGTAGGTGCTTACCTGGTCGTTAGGCGTCCAAAGGGCTATGCCGCTTTTTTGGCCCACGCCCAGGTCCGCGTTGGTGATGCGGCCCCCAAAGGTGTCTTTGTCCGCCGTCGCGACCAGGCCGTTGAAAAGCTGGTTGGCGGTGGAAAGGTTTGAGGTGAGCTGGTCCACGTCCGGTCCGCCGAGGCCCGCCGTGCGCAAGGCTTTGGAAAGCTGCAGCTTAGCTTCCGCGCTATTGTCAAGCTTGCCCACGGCCGCCACCGCCTGCATGGCGCGCTGAATGTCCGCCACGTTTTTGCCGGCGTTGGTTTCCACGTCCGGGTTCGGGGTGAGCAGCTTGGTGGCCACGTCCGCCTGCCCGGTTTGCGAGGCCTGCGCGGCTGGCGTGATGCCCTGAAACGACCCGCCCTGACCGGTAAGGTCGGCAAACTGAGCGCCGCTCAAAACGCGCGGCGCGCCCGAAGGCGTCGGCACTTCGACCCGCGTGTAAGGTGATTGCGCCAGGGCCGTGCCCCCCGCTTGCTGGTAGGCCGCCGCGGCTGGCGTCAAACCGCCCAGGTGGTTGTCCTCCAAATACTGCATGACTTGCCCGCGCACGTTTGGCGGCAGCTTTTCGATCATTATCGCCTGCTCTTGCGTCATGGGAATCTCGGTATTGTTCGGCCCTTTCAAAGTGACTTGGTTGTACTGCGACGCCGTGCCGAGGCGAGCGGCCTCTAGCGGGCCGGCGTTGCGCACAGCCGCCTCCTGCGCGTACTCGGGCGCAGCTTGCGATTCAGCCGCGGCCGTAAGCGGCGTCAAATCAAGGCCTGCCGCCTTGAGCTTGGAAATCGCGATCAAGGCCTCCGGATTGTCCAAGAGACGCTTGCCCCAAATGCCCTGACCGCCTGGGCCGTTGGTGGGCGGCGGGGTTACCGTGTCACCTGATGCCGGCGCGGCGCCCGTGGCGGGCGATTGCTGGGGCGCTCCGCCGGCCGGCGCTGCAGGGGCTCCCGCGGGCGGAGCGGCGGCCGGCGGGGAGGGTGCGGCGGGACCGGCCCCCGGCGCTGCCGGCCCCGCCGTTTGGCCTTGCCCCGGCGGAGCGGCTGGCGCTCCAGCGACGGCCGGCGGAGGAGCGCCAGCCGGGGGTTGGGCTAGGCCCGCCGCCACGGCCGCCGGGTGGGCGGTCTGGATCGCGAGCTCGTGGGCGCGGGTGTCAAATAAGCCCTGCAACACCTCAAGGCCGTTGTCGCTGGTGAGCTGCTTATCAATGGCGGCCAGACGGTCGGGGGGTACGCCGTACTTCTCCGCGAAGAAATCCTTGACCCCCGGCTCGCCGTCCTTGCCGTTCCACACGGCCGAGCGTTGATCCACCGGCAAATTACGCAGGTATTGCACCGCTTGGCTCGCGTGCTGCGCCCCCTGTAGCTGCATTTCAGGGGTCATGCCGGCCTCGGGATCGGCGGGCGTTGGGTTTCCGCCTTGTGGGGCGGCGGCCGGCGATGCAGGAGCCGCGGCCGGGGGCAAGGGCTGGGTGGTGACAGGTCCGCCAGCTGGCGCTACGCCGGCCAGGGCCGATGCGGCTGATGGCGGGGTGGCGTCGCCCGCGAGCGGACCCATAGTGGATGCGGTGGAGGGCGTGGGCGTCGTGCTGGACCCTTCGGCCGCGCTGCGAATCTGGGAAAGGGCGTTGTTTCCATCCTCGCGAAACGGTTTGATGAACGCCAGGCTGGAAAGGCTATTGGCCTGGTCAATGGCGCCGTGGGCCGCAAGCCCCCGAATGGTGGCGTCAACGCTGGACGGATCGTTGAAATCCAGCCCTTGCAGCGCGTTGGCCTGGCCGAGCTCTTGGCCAAGCTGCAGACCGCCCTGCACGCTCTGCAGCGCGTTGGGAAGGATGGGCGTTGCGGATTGAAACTGGATCGAGTCGCCCATTTAGAACGCTCCTAAGGCGGAGGACGCGGCCGAGCCGAGACCCGATGCGTCGGATGACGGCACGGGGATGCCCGAAAAGGCGCTGTTGGACGTGATGGGGGCAGGGGTCGAGCCTATGCCCGCCGCCCCGCTATAGACCGATGACGGCGCGCTTCCGCCGCCTATGCCGGAAAAGGCGGACGGATTGGCGTAGTAGGCCGAGGTTGCGGAGCCGGCCACGCCGTTGAGGGCGTTCTCCTCCGCGTTGGCCGTATTGATGCTCGCCGCCCCTTCCACGCCGGCCAGGTTGTTATTGTTCGAGCTCTCCTGAGACACATACTGCGTGCCGGTGTTGGCGAGCTGCGAGCCGGCCGTGATGCCCTGGCTTGAAACGCCCGAAAGGGCGCTTTCATAGCCCTGCAGCGCCTCACCCGCCACGCCCTGGCCATATTGATCCAAGGCCTTCTCATTCGCCCCAGAATTAAAACTCGCGGCGTTGGCGGTGTTAACCGCATCCGTGCCCTGTGTGAAATTAAACTGGTACGGGGTGGAATTGAGATAGGTTTGGAAAGCCTGATTAGCCTGGGCCTGGTTTCCCCCGATCCCCAAAAGGCCTTCCAGCTCGTTTGTGGACGCCTGGCCGGCCGTGTCAAAGGGCTGCAGGTTGTTTGTGTTGGTAGAATAAACCTGGTTCGCCAGGGTGTTGTTCGCATTGGTGGCCGATTGAGCGGCCGACACAGCGCCGGCTTGCCCCTGCGCCCCAAGAACCCCGTTTGCGATACTGGTCCCGCCTGCCACCAACGCGCCAAACGTGCCCGGCATGGTCAGTCCCTCCCCGCTTTTAGGATTTCAAGTCCGCCGCCGGCAATGTGAACGTGCGCGGTCCCCATGTCGATTAGCGGCGGCGTGACGCTCACCAGGCGCACGGCCTGATAGCCGGCGATGGCGGCCCAGCGATTATAATTCCCCACGCCCTTGGCCAGGGCGCCCTCCAGGCACATGGCCAGGGCGGCCCCTACCCACCGGTCATGGATCTCGTCCTTTGGGTGGTCCACCTCCACGTCCGCCAGATGCAGGCGCGCGTGAAACGTCTCGCCCAGGGTCTCCAAGGCGCGGGATCGGTGGATGTAATCCTCAAGGCGCAGGTAACGGTAAGACGCTCCCGCTTTCTGGCCAAAAAACCAAAAGGCGTTTTCGCGCCGGAAAGCATGCTTAAACCCGTTGAGGTTGGCGAGGCCCAAAGCCGATCGGTTGCCGTCCGGAATCATGGTCGCGATCTCGTGGCAGTCCGTGGCCATGAACATAAACCGCACCGCCTCGGCCGCCAGGCGGGCGATCTCGCGGCCTCGGCCGTCTGGTGTGGCCATGGTGTGGACGTGATAAAGCCCTGGCGCTGCGCGAAGAAAAAGAACGGCAGCCAGCCCCGAACGCGTGACAAAGGCGTAGTTTTCCGGATTGGACACGCTGCGCCTGTAGGTCACCCGTTCGGTGAGCTCGGGCGGGAATCCTAAAAAGGGCTTAACGGCCGGGTGGTTGGCGATCAGGTCCAGCGCCTCCCAGTCCAAGGTGCGCAGGAGGCTTGTTGACGCCATGGGTTTCCAATGAATCATCACATTTGAACCCATGAAAGGTTGAGGTTCAGCACGTCCGCCGCATCCGCCAAGGCCTGCAAGGTCGCCGCATTGGTCAGGCTCTGGCCCACGAGGCCGAGCTGGGCGGTCTCGCCGGCCGCCACGGGCTGCGCGTCAATGATCTGCGTGCCGGCGAGGCTGGTTGATCCGCCGTTGGGCACGCGCCAGACGCTCACCTCGTGCTGTTCGGTGTCCGTGTTCACCACCGTGGCGGCCGTGATGATGTAGGTCGCTCCTTGATCGCCCACGAGCACCGGCTGGGCCGTGGTCAGGAGCTGGGTGTCGGAATTGTTAAAGGTCAGGGTCATCCCGCCGCCGCTTCATAGGTCATGCTGAGCAAAATGCCCGCGCCGTTAGCGCCTGGATAGGTGTTGTCATAAAACACGATCTCCGCCGTGGTGGCGCTGGTCAGGATGGCCTGACACATCTTGCCTGTCAGACTAGTCTCGCGCCCGGCGCCCACGGCGTTGGCGAGACTTGTACTGGAAACCGGCAACGTCACGATCACCGCGCCCGCGCCCGTGCCGTTGGTGTTAATGGTGATGCTGAGGAAAAGATGCACCACCGTTCCAAGCTGCAGATAGCGCGCCGAATTGACCGTGTAGGACGTAATGGAGCCGGAACCGGAGGAGACGGTGGGCGAATAGGTGGACCAAGCGCCCTGATCCGTCAGGGCTTTAAGGCCCGCGCTCGTGAGATAAAGATTCCCGGAATTGTCTATCTTTAAGATGCTGATGGCGGCGGTGTAGGCGTCATTGACCGTTTGAAGGATCAAATCGCCAATGCTGTCGGACACCAGCCTGAGATACTTCTGGTTTGTTCCGGCTGATGAATTGTACCATTGGAAATAAGGGTTGGCCGAGCCGTAGTTGACCTGACAAAAGCCCGAGATAATGCTCGCGTTCAGGTTTTCCGGAATGTCGGCCGCCACGAGCGCCCTGAACGTGGGCGCTGCTGCTGAACCGCTTGACGGCCCGGCCAACACCGCATTGGCGGTTTGCGTGTTCCAGGAAAAATTCAGCGTGCCGGACGTGGCGACGGGCGATCCGGTAACACTGAATTGCGCGGGCGCTGAGAGGCCGACCGAGTAAACCGTTGCCGGAACGGTCACTGTCACGTCGCCGCCTTCATGTGACACGGTGGCCCCGGCCCCGGCGAACGTGATGGAGGACGCCCCGGACGTTGCAAGGCCGCTACCGGAGATCCGGAGGGGGCTTACGGCCTGCTTGAGGGCAATGGCGCCCAGGACCTGGCCGGCGCTGGCGGCGTCGAGGGCCTCTGATGCGTCGGTAACCGCCTGGGCTGCCTGGCTCTCGGCTGTCGCCACGTCCGTGGCTAGGGTGGCCACCTCGGCCTCCAAAGCGGCGATAGCTCCGGATGGATCGCCCGACACGCCGAGCTGCTGAAAGAACCGAAACCACTGCAGCGTGACGCGGCCTTGTGCATCGACCACGGGGATATTTTGCTGGGGAAGCTGGAACGCGGTGGCGCTCGTGGTCATGGCCGCGCTTCGTTGTAGCTGGCCCCTTGTATGGCGATGGTCACCGCATCGGAAATGGCGAACTCGAACAGGCGGCCCGGCTGGCGCGCGACGCCCAGGCCGCGCCAGATGGCCTTGAGGTTATAGCTGCCCACATAGGCCAGCTTGGCGGGGATCCAGCCGCAAAAGGTCCGCCCGCCGTCGTCGGAAAAGCGCAGGCGCACGACAGGATCAGGCACGGTCCCGTTGGCGACGCCCCGGACGCACTGCAAGGACACGGATGAGATTCGAAGCCGGCCGCCGGACATGGGAATGAACCCGCCCACCACCACCCGAATGGGCTGGCCGGCGTCGGTGTAGACGGTGGGGTCTATGGCGTAGACCGTCCCATCGACGGAAGAACCGCCCAGGATGGATCCATCAGACTGGCCGGCGGCCGTTTGAATGATCAGCTGGCCAGGGTCTTCGTTTTCAGCGTTTTGCGTGCCCCACTGATACCAGTTGCGGGTCTGGCAGTCGTAAGCCCAGGTCTGGTTCGGACCGGGGATATTGAACGCCACCCAGGCATGGCCCTCCAGATTGAACGAAAAGCCGATGATGCCGGCGCTGTCGTCCGCGCCTTGCTGCAGCACGTCCTCCACCTGGGAAGTGGAAATGCGCTGGGGAATGACATTGGAGCGATAGACCACCAGGTCCTCGCCCACCCAGAAAAGGGCGTTGTCCTGGGAGACCACGCTCCCTTGAGAAGCCGCCCCGCGGGTGTAGGTCGAGCCCTGGGATTCAGCAAAGGGCGCGGTGAGCTGGCCGGTAAAATTCCAAATCTCCGTGGCCAGGCTTTTGTGGAAATAAAGCTGCTCGGCCAGGGTGGACACCTCCACGATGGGCGTGGGGTTGGTCTGGGCGCTGGAAAAATTGAGGGCGTCGATAGACGTCCCATCGCCCGTGGTGGAAAAAAAGAACTGGTTCGTACCCTGAACCGGATAGACGAAAATGTTGTAAAGCACCGCCACGCCGGAAAAGGGCGGAAGGGCGCCTTCGTCATTGATGAAATCTGTGATTTGGGTAAGGGCGCCGTTCTGATAGCAATAGAGCCCGCCGCCAGCCACGATCATCAGCTGGCCGTTGGCCGCCGCCATGCGGGGGAAGGCGCTATAGGCCACGCTCCCGAGGAGGGTGTCGCCCTCGTAGAGCTCGGGTCCGGAAATAGAAAACGTCGCCCCATTCAGAACGCCGGGCAGCTGAAACTGGCGCAGGATGGGCCCTGACCCCAAAACATACTGTTCGGTGAGCCCTGGCCTTGTCGTGCGCACCACGGGCGTGGGGCCGCCGGACGTCGCCTCCGAGAAGGCGTTGACCATGCGCAAGGTCGGGACGCCCAGGCGAGGGCGCCCCGAGTACGTGGTGGCGAGATCCAGGGCCGGCATCAGTTAGCGGCGCTGGGTGAACCCCGGCGCTTTGGTTTCGCCGGTCTCGCCATTTTTCTGGTTGGTTTTCGTCCGCCGCGGCGTTTCGGGCGAAGCGAACCCCATGGCGATGGCCTTTTGCTCGGGAATCGCCTTGAGGCTCCCCGGCCGCGGGCCTGGTTGCTTGAGCATCCAGTCCCCGCCCGCTTTGCGCTTCTCCCGCATCATTTCATCTCCGCCTTCATGCCCTTGCCCTTCATGGGCGGGGTCATTGTGTGAGAGCCGGCGCGGTGATGATAGTGATGATGTTCATGGACCACCTTGACCGAGCCGCCGGGCGCTGGCGGGTGGCCAGGCGAGCCCACCACAGGAACCGCATTGCGCTTGGCCATGCCCTCGCGCATGGCCACGGGGGCGGTTTTCAGGTCGCCGCCGGTTCTGGCCCTGGGCTCTGCGTTCATGCGGCGCGCGCCCTCCATGGACCCGCGCTTTTCCTCGCGCGGACGCATCTTGCGCTCCTCTTTTTTGTCCTCGGCCTTGCGCTCCATGCGCTTGTGCATTTCGGCCCGAGCGCCCTTTTCGCCGGCCTTATGCTCCTCGGCCTTGCGGCCCATTTTGGCATGGTCCTCGCTTTTGTGCGCACCTCCGCAATGCTTGCACTTCATCATGGCCATGACGGCCTCCTTTGCTCGCCAGGTCGATCTCCACCCCGATGGCGGAGGCCTGGCCATGCCTGGGTCCAGCCCAGGCGCGGCCGAAGCCGCAAAGCGGGCGCTACTTGCGCAGGCCCTTTAGGGTTTCGGCAAGCCTCGCCTCTTTCCCTAATTTCCCGCCGCGTTCTGCGGCCTTGGCCAGTTTCTTGGCGGGAATCTTTTCGTCTTCGGGCACGCCCAGGCGCGTGTGCAGCTTGCCTTTGTTGCGCGTCGCATTGGCGATCCACGAATCAGCTCTTGCCATGGTCCGCTCCTCTAAACCTTTAATGCAACGCCGATGATGGACGGCGAGGACGTAGGGCCGGTGAAGGTGTAGGAGCCGCCGGATATCTGTCCCGAGGCTTTTTGATAGGCCGCCAGGAAGGTGTTCTCCTGCGCCCCGGCGACGTTGTAAATCTGGGTGAAGCCGGCCGGCGGCACGATGGCGTTTGAGCTCGAACTATCGCCATAAAAGAGCACCACGAGATCAGGCTTGTCCGTGGTTGAAAGCCCCACCGTGGCCGTGAGCGACGTGGCGGGCAGGGATGAATTAGGATCAAGGGGCGAGGCGTTTGCGCCGTTGACCGTAAAAGCGCCCATGCCAAAGCCATAACCGCCGGAATTGGTCCCCGTGATCACTTCGTTAGTCAGGGCCTCGGCGGCCACCGCGTAATAAACCGCATGGCAATTTCCCCCAAAGCCTGAGCCGTCCGGGTTGGGATTGTCCGCGATCTTGGTGAAGGTCAGATTAGGCGAGGTGCAGCTCACCACGGCGGCGTTGTGGAATGTCTGGGTGATCTGCACCAGCACCACGTCGCCCGCGGCGATGGCGGGCATGGTGACCGAATCGCTGTCCGTAAACCCCGCCGTCACCGTCTGCGCCGCCGAATCGACGGTTGGTCCCGTGTAGCCGCCGCCGGCCACGAGAGGCCCTAAATTAAACGGCGGACTGATGCCGAGGCCAGGCGAGAGGGGCATTAGGGCAAAAATGCTACAAGGTCGGTTGCGGTGGTGTTGGTGGCCATGACCAGCCCGAAATTGATGGGCAGAATGGATCCGGCGGGGACGTTCTGAAACGTGACCACATGGCCCTTTTGCGTGGTGACGGCCACGTTTCCCGCCCCGCCCACATAAAGCGCCACGCCTGGATTGGACACGGTGTCCGAAGGCGTCACCGCATAAGCGTCGGCGGGTGTCAGGGTTGCATTAAACGCCATCAGGGCCTCCTCAATCGCCTGCCGGCGTTGCCGTAGGGTTGCATGAAAATCTCGTCTGGACGGTCAAAATCGAGCACGGTGCGATAAAGCCGCTCCGCCCTTGCGGTGATGCGCTGGGCCGTGTTGGCCGCCTGCGCCGCATCCGCCAGGGTTTCGTCGTCCATGAGCCGGTCGGCCAGGCAGTAAACAAAGGTCTCAAGCCATTCCTGCGGCAAATCCACTTCGTCCGAATCGCTGTTTATATCGTTGGCGATGCGCACGGTGGTGCAATTGACCGTGCCGCCGTTCACGGGCGGCGGAAAAAGATAGAGATTGGACCCCGCTTGCTGGCGGTCGTACATCCACACGCTGGGGCTATCGTTGCCGTAATACTTATTCGGCAGCTGCATGTACTGAATATAGGTGTAAGGCCCCATGGGCCGCTCATAGAGATCGGGCGCTGGGTTCACCACCCACCGGCATTCCATCACATTGATGACGTTGGGGCTGAACGGGTAGGGGTTGGTCGGCGTCCCCTGCAATACGCCGATGGTGAGGCTGCTCTGCGTGCGGCGGAAAAGGTTGACCCCCGACGATTGCCAGCTTTTCAGCATGAGGTTTCCAGCCAAAAGGGCTTGGGTCATCTGGTCCGCGGAAAGGGCGCCGCCGTTAACGTCCGCGCTTTGGCCTGTGATCAGGCGGTAGGCGCGTCCTGCGAGGGCGCTGAAGGTGGGATCGAACGTGACGGACATGGATCACCCCCTTTGCATGACCGAAACATAAGCCGGCGCGGGCGCATTGACCAAATTGCAAAGCACCTCGAGCACCACCTGGTTGACCCTGGGGGTGTTGGGCACGGCCGTCACCACCTCTAGCACGGTCTGATTGACCCGCACGGGCGTGCCCTGGTCCTGCACCACGGTTTCCGCCACCACTTGGTTGACCTGGGCGGAGCCGGACGCTTCCAGCACCTCCGCCACGGTCTGGTTGACGGTGACATTGCCTGTCATGGCTTAGCTCACGAGCTTTTGGCCGATTTGGCAGGCGTTCACGGCGGCGTAGGTCCACGCGATGGATCCGTTGGGGTCCAGGGTGTGAATATCGAGATCGTAAAGGTAGGTCCCGGCGATGGCGAAATTCGACCCCTGCACCAGGTTGCCGTCGCTCTGCAGACTGGTGGTGAGGACATGGGATGCGCTGTCGGATTTGGCGCAGGACACGCGCACCTGCACCGCATCGATGATGCTGGGCTGTCCCGAGAGCGGCCCGATCTCGTAGAGGTCCTGTTCGTTGGCCGTGGAGGTGGAGACGTAGGTGGACCCGTTGTTATTGATGGTCGAATTGACGTTGGCGTAATTTGCGCCCGAAAGGGGCGTCCAACCTGAATCCGCGCCGGCCGCGTCGGGATAGAGGGTTTCCACCCGCCGCTCGCCCAGGCGCGTGGCCGAGGCGGTGGAATAAACGTCGTCAAAGTAGCCGAGGCCGGCGGATGAGGAGGGCGTGAAGGTGCCGAACACCAGGCTGTCCACCGTATTGGTGAGGGCGCCCGAATAGGTGCAGGCCTCCACCCCATCCACGTAAAGCGTCAAGCTGCCCGAGGACACAAGGTTGGCCACTAGCTCGAAATAATGCCACGAGCCCGTTGAAAGGGCCAAGCTGGCGGTGGCGAGGGGCGTAGAGACGCTGGAGCCAAAAATATAAGGCTGTTGGCTATTGTTTACCGCGATGCCGCACACGTCTGTTCCCGTGGCCCCGCCCGTGCGCAAGGTGGCGATGCGCTGTTGCGTCACTGAGATTTGCAGGTTGAACGCAAAGCCCAGGGCGACTCCGGAATCGCCCTCGTTTTCAATGGTGAGGGGATAGGCGACGGCCGGCGAGCCCGAGCTGGACGGTCCCGAAACCAAGGCTTGGCCCCCGAACCGTCCCGTGGTCAGCCCCATGGCGCCGTAATTGCCGACCGATAGCCAACGGGCCTGCAGGCCGGCCGAGGTCGAGTTAATGTTGGGATAAACGTCGAAACCCTCAATCAGGCGGAAAGTGGTGGTCATCCCAAAGTCCCCGCGAAAGTGATGGCGAGATTGGCCAGGCCGTAAAGGTCAGACGGGGACGCGATCTCCAAAAGATCCCCAGCCACGAAACTCGCCCCCTCGCCCGAAAAACTGCCCGAGCTGGCGGAGCCGGCGAAGGTGATGGTCCCGATGCTGGTTCCGTTCTTTTGGATCGTCAGCGCCACCATACTTGTGGCCTCGTTGGTGGTTTCCGCCACGCTGCCTGTGAAGCCCGAGGGGAGAGTGAAGGCGCGGACGGCCGCAAAGGTCAGGAAAACCGAACTGGCCGCCGGCACGGACAAATAATTCATGCCCACGTCATAGGTGGACGCCGGAATAAGATCGGCCGCGGAAATGCAACATGTCCCAACCGGACCCACGCTGTCACTGCGCTGCAGGACGAAAAGGTCCGTGGGCAACACGCTGGTCACCTGGGGATAACCCGAGATTTGCGTCCCGTCAGAACCGGAGGCGATGGTTGTCAATTCTCACCTCCTGCCGACACCGGCCCGGTGCGGATGGTGCGCGTGGCCACGGTCGAGGCTTGGCTAGCGTCAGGAGCCGGGGAGTTATAGATCGGCTGCGGCGAGAGCTCACCCAGGCCCTGCGTCTGGCCGGTGTTGTAGTCCGGCTCAACGCCCGTGGTGGCCACAAATCCCCCGGTGACGCTCTGCAGGTGCGTGCCGTCCACCAGGGCGTCGGGATTGTCCTGGGGCGGGCGGGCGTCGAGAAAGGGCATGCCCTCGGGGTAAACGTCCGGAGGCTCCATTTGCGGCGGCCTCGGATCGTCGCATTTCCAATCCACCTTGAGCATGTCCCACCGGGTGCGCATCTGGGAGCGCCGCCAACGCTGGCCGCATACGTCGCAAATGAACCAAGCGTCCGGCCCGCGATAGGTGTTGGCGCGTAGCCGGACGCGGCTCATGTGACACGATGCCCCTACGGGTTATACGCCGGGCGTTCCGTAGATCGCGCGCCAATCGCCCACAGACACCACGAAACGAGCCGTGGTTTTGGCCTTCAGGTTCTCCGTGTCGAAGTCGTTGTCCTTTTCGAGCTCGGGATAACGCCGCCAGATCGAAACCAAGCCCTTGTCCTTGGCGATGCTGGTGAGGAGAAACCAGGCCTGCGTCGTCTCGACGCCGAAATAGGGGTTCACCACCGCGCCCTCCGGCAAAAGCCCCATCTGCTTTACCGCATTGATGGAGTTGGTGCTGTTCGAGGTGTTGGTGGAAAGCTGGCTCTCCAGCACGCGGGTGGTGTTGAACATGTCCGCGGCCGAGACGACGAGCTTGCGGCCCCGGAGCGAGATGGGAAGGCCGCGGCTGTTCTGGGTGAGGTAAACCCGCTTGAGCATGTCCTCCAGGCTGGCCTCGGAGAAATCCGCGTTGGTGGTGGGCAGGTTTGACTGCAGCCCCGATTTGGTAGGGTGCGAGGCCGAAAGCACCGGCTGGCCGTCGCCGTAGGGATAGGAGGAGCTGAACGCGTTGATGAAAAAATTGGCGTGGATCAGCTCAATGGTGGTGTGCATGGAAAACGCCAGGCTTTCCGAACGCGGCAGGGACACCTCCGTGTAGAGGTTGTCCTCCTGTTCCTCGCGCGTGACTTGGTAACCGAGGCCGATCACGGCCGGCGTCGCGAGGGTCGCGTAGCCTTCCCCGTCCGCATCGTAGGAAATGGGCGCGCTTTCCTGCTTTGACCGCGCCAAACCGAACCCGGTGGCTTCGATCAGACGTTCGGTGGCGAGCTCGCCCTCCACCTCGTCGAACATTTCCGGCCAGATGTCGGGAAACTCGTCATAGGAAAGGCCGAACCATTTAAGGACGCCCGGCCAAAGGGCGTCCGGATGATTCGAGCGGGTAATTACTGCGGCCATGTGGCGAAGCTCCTAAAAGGTTGATTCCAAGGGCCGATTAGATGCCCGCCTGGTGCGGCGTCTCGGTATGGTTATTGATGGTTACAATCGCCTTGCCGTAGAGGGCGCCCGGAACCGCGGCCGGCTGGCCCACTAGCCCCTTGATGGAGAGATTGAGCGTCGAGGTGGTGGCCACCGTCGAGGCGTCCAGCATGGTGCCCGACAGGCCCGTGTAGATCGACCCCGCCGCGTGGATGATGTTGGCGTTTTTGCCCACGGCGGCCACGGGCAGGGGATTGGCCGTGGTGGTGGCGTAATCGTCGTTTTCCTGGATCCAGAACTCCGCTTCCGGGTCATCGTTGACGAGGGCGTAATAATCAAAGGAGGTTGACGCCGGCCGATAAATGTTGCCCGGCGTGCCCGAAAGCGCGAAGAAGGCAGGGCTGGCCAAACCGGCCGCGCAAACCCCCAGCCATCCGCAAATCACCCCCGTGGCGGCGCCGCCCGCGGACGCCAAATCAATGCCGTTGACGCCTTGAATGTCGGCCGAGCCGGCCACCTTTACGATCAGGTCGCCCACAAAAAGCGCGTTGGTGTTGGCCGCGGGGACGTAATACTTGCGCAGGCTGTCGCGCCAGCTCGCGCCGTCGAAACGCTGGACCGGCGAGAGACCGAAAGGGGTGTTTTGGTTAGAAATGGACATGAGTGCGCCTTAGCCTTTCGTCGTGCGGGTGACGGGACCCCTGCGGCGGGGAACCCCGCCTAGGGAGACGTTTGCAGGGTCGGGCACGTAAAAGGTCTCCGTGTCCTTTCCCTCCTCCTGCTCGTTGTTCGCCTCGCCGCGAAACACGCGGCCGGCCATCATGTCCTCGCGGGCGCGCACGCCTTCCTCCTGGTCCTCCTCGTAATAATCGCGAGGCTTTTTCAGGAGGTAGGAATAGACCGGGTGGCCGCCCTTGTTAGTGCCCACGATCATACGCACCCGGTTATCGCTCTCGCTGTCCGTGTCGATTGCGGAGCGCGCGGCGTCGAACCCTTTGATGTCGCTGGTGTTGCAAAAATCGTAGTCGTCCATGCGGGTGAGCATGGCGAGCCGGTTGTCCTCATCGTTGACCCACCGGTAAACGTAATTCGCCAGGTCGAGCTCGGCCGGGTCGAAGATATCGAGCTTCATCTGCGCCATGCGCGTGATGGTGCCCTTGCGACGGCGGCGGCGCTCCCGTTTGAAGCCCTCGGCCCGAGGTTCGCGGCCTCGGGCCGGGTTATAGTCTGGGGTCGCGCTCGCCTGGTCCGTCATGCTCGCCTCTCATGGGGAGAGACGCGCCGCGTTCACTCCCCTTTGTTAGCCCAGTAACTGGCCGCCAGCTCGGCTTGGATCTTGGGATCCTCCCAACCGCGTGACCTGAACCGCTTGAAAAACGGTTTCATGGCTTCGCGGTCGAGGGACGGGATCTCCGCCCAGCCCTTGGCCTTGTCCGCTCGCCGGCTTGATCCGCCGCGCTGGCCCTCCGCCATCTGGGGAGGTTCGCGCCGGGCGAGATCGGAAAGCCTGGTCTCCCCTCGGGGCTCTCCGAGATCCGGCGGCGCACCGCCGAAATGCTCGGGAAATCTTTTGCGCACCTCGGCCTCGGCCGCGGCAAGCTGCTCCGAATAGGTCCGACCCGCTTTCACCTCGCGGTCCACGACGGTGCGCGCGAGGGCTTGGGCGGCGGGGTCGTTATGGAACCACGGGTTTCGCGAAAGCCACGCCTGAGTTTCAGGCGGAGGCCCCGCCGCCTGCGCCAGCCTTTCGGCGGCCTGGACGGCGCGATCTGGATCCTGGGATGCTGCAGCGTCCCGGACGGCCCGCTCCGCCTCCTCTCTGGCCTTCCTTCGCTCCTCCTCCATCTGCCGCTCGGTCACTTGGCCGAGGGTCCGGATTCGCGATTTCATGTCTGCCAGGCGGCGGGGCTGGTCCTCCAGGAAGGCCTTGGCGTCCGTCCATTGCGACGGATCCCTGGTCCATTCTTCCCTTGGAACCCACCCGAAGGTCCTTGCCACGGGCTCATAAACCGCCGCGTCTCCCGCCTCGGGAAGAATCGCGCCAGTCCGGCGTAACGGTTGGCTCACGTTTTGGCCGGCGTCAAGGTTGTCCGTGTCACTTGGTGACGCAGCGGGCGGATCCCGCTCCGCTACCTTAACCCCCGCGGCGATGGCCGCCTCGCGCTCCGCAAATCGCTTAGGCCTCGGCATGGACTGCTCCCTCGGGCGGGATCACCGCCATCACGTCCTTGTCCTTGATCAGGCGGTAGGTTTTGCCGTCCTTGCCGGTGAAAATTCCCCCGGCGAACCGGGCGAACCAAATCATGTCCCCGACCTTGGGCGTAGAACCGGCGGGGAAGCGGTCATAGTTAAACGCCACGGGCGAAGTGGCGATGATGCGGCCCACCTGGCACGCGTCCACCAGGCGCTCCTTGGTCTCGTCGGGAATGTAAATCCCGCCGGCCATGTCGCGCACCTCGGCCATGATGATCACCACGTTGTATTCCGTGGGTTCGATGCCGGGTGAGCAATCCTCCAGTTTCGGCACGTCCTCCAGGTAAACGTCGCCCACGCTGCCGAGGGTCGGGACGCCCAGCTTCACGCCTGGGGGAAGCTGTCCGTTACGTCTGGCCCGGTCTAGATCCCGTCGAGCCAGCTCCTGGGCTGTTGCCCGCGATAAAACCATTGTAGTCGCTCCATGTGGCCTCCAGCATTGAAAGGTAAGCCGTCGCGGAGGCCCGCGCGGCGGCTAAGGTCTGTGGGTTGGCCAAGCCTTCGCTCCAGCTGGCGTCAAGCCAGGCGCGCTTTTCAGCCTCCGCCATCATCAGCCAAACGGTGGCCACCCATCGCGTGACACGCTGCTCGCACCAGGCCGCGAACTCCTCCGCGTCGGGCTGATACTGCAGCGGCTGGGGCAGGGGCTTAGGCCGGGCTGGGGGCCGTTCCGCCGCTTGGCGCTTGTCCTGGGTTCGGTTGGGTTGGCTCTGTCTGTCCATCGGGCGCCTGGGCCTCCTGCATGGTGTCTGATCCCACGGCGGCGTCCGCCGCGGCGTTCACTCCGTGGGCCTCGTTGGTGGCGAGCGCCAGCTCGCGGAGCGCCTTGGCTCGGTCGAGGTTGGCGTCGCTTTCAAGCTTGTCCGCTTTTTGACGGTCCAGCGCCGCGCCGGCCGAGGCCCTGGCCGCGTCCGCTTGCGTTTGGGCCACCTTGGCCATGAGCTCGGGGTTAGGTTGGGGCTTAGCCAGGAACCGTTCGGGACGGTCCACGTCCATGGCGTCAAGGGCTTCGCGCACGAGCTCTTGGGCCGGGCCGCTTTCCAGCATGCCGGCGGCTTTGCCCACTTCGCTTTCCGCCGTCTGCGTAAGGGCCTGCACCCGCGAGATTTTCATGAGCCGTGAGATCACGTTGGGATCCGCCACGAGCTCTAAGTCTTTATCGTCCGCGGCGAAATCGTTGTCCCAGTTTCCCCCTGTCAGCTCCTCGTAAAGCTGCACGTCCTGGGGCCTTCGCCACCGGCGCAGGCACTCGTAAATCATGGACGCCTCCTCGCGGAAACCGCGATAGACGCGCTTGAATATGGCGCTGAACGTCTGCATGGCCTGTTGCTGAATCGCCAGCGTCGTGCCCACAGGGGCGTTTTGCGGCCCCTCGCCGGAAAGCACGTCCTTGACGGCAGCCAGGTCCTTCGCCGCGGAAAGCAAAAGCTCCAGGAGCTGAAACGTCGCGGGCGAGAGGTTGGGCGTGGTTTTCTCATAGATGGCTTGGCGAATGTCGCCGCCCGGCAGGCTCACCGTCTGGTATTGGCCCGGCTGGAAATAAAGGATCCCGCCCTGGCCCGAACCGGTGAGGCGCACGCCCGAGCCGATAAACCCGCCGCCTGCGATCACCGCATGGTTGGCGTCCATCATCTGGTTGATGCTTGAGTCAACCGCATCCGTGATCGAGGCCAGGAGCTTGCCAAATCCCATGCCGTAAAATTTGCCGCGGGGGTCCACCAGAAATTTGAAATCCGCATAGGAACGCCAGCGGTTGAACTTCACGACGCGCGGCACATCGGACGCCTCGTCAATGGTCACGTCATCGAGGGTGTAGGCGGCTTCGATGCAAAGCACCTGGCGCGTCTCCACGTCGATGGTGACAAGGTATGGTTCGGTCACCCCGTCCTGATCCAAGTCCTCATTGCGCATTTGCTCCACAAGCTTGCGGGGCGCCTGGGGATCGTTGCCCACGTAGGGCAGGTCTACGTCGTTCCACCGCCCCGCAAGCTGCATCTCCTCAATTTCGTAGGGATATTTTTCAAACTCATGCGTCACGCGCGGGCATCGGCGCAGAGTTTTAGTGCGGTCATTATCCACCACAAGGTCAATGGCGGAAACGAAATCCGAGCGCACCCCGTCCACGCCCATGTAGACCTTTTTGAAGCCCTGCCCGGCCGCCGGCAGCTGTGCGAACATGAGGTCCGTGTCCGTCTCCCAACCGTCCATCTGGTAAAAAATGACGTGATTGATGAATTTCGCCACGCGGTCCGCGCGGGCCTGGCGCTCGCGCTTGGCGTCCGCCAGCTGCGCCGCCGCCTGGTCGCCTTGCTGCATGGTTTTGGCCGCCGCCATTTGGTCCTGCGGCGTCTGGGGCTTGGGACCGTCCTTGGCGATTTCGCCAGGGCTCACGCCGTCGTTCGTGGGCGCGAACACCTTGGCCTTCACGAGCTGGTCGCCCTTGACGAGCTCGGGGTAAGCGCGGGCGTTCCAATCGAGGGTCGCCTTAGCCAGGATGGGGTATTTGATATTTGACGCGTCCTCCCAGGGGGTGGATTTGCCCGTGCCCTCGGCCGGCGCGTCCGGATCATCTTGAGCCGCTTCGTTCAGCGCGTCCTGCGCCTGTTCTTTCCAAGGCTCATGCGTACCCGCGTCCTCGCTCCACTCCATAAGGGCGGAGTGGCCCACGGCCGCCACCTGGCCAGGGTCGAGCATGGGACAAAGGTTGCCTGAGGTGGAGGCGAAGGTCATGAGCCGATGGATGCTTTCGGGCACGCCCTTAGGCTTGGCCGGCATGGCGTCGTTCACGGCCGACAGGGCGGAGCCGTTCTTGTCGGCGTGGGGATCCATGGCATCTGCGCCGGGCATGTCGGTATTGATGCGGGCGTGCGGCTGGGTGAGTGGCTTCACCTGGCGCACCCGCATCCCTCGCGTCGTCTCCTGCGCCATGCGTCCCCTCTTATCGTACAGGCCTGGCGATTCGGGCCCAGACCTTACAAACCCTTAACCCATGATCCTAACCATAGGCGCAGCGAAGGAGAACGCGCCATGTGGTCCATGAGCAATCTGTCCATCTGCCTAGTGCTGGCCCTTGCGGGCGCGAGCTTGTGCGTCTCGCACCACCACCACCTGCGCCATTCTTTCGCGCATATCGCCCAGGTTCGCATCTAGCCGGTTCTGGCGTAGCGTCGCCCGTCTCGACTCAATGGAGCGCCCCATGACGTTGCCGCCTAAAGGCCGGATCCTTCCTGATCCCCGGTCACCCGTGTTCCGCAAGCCCCGCGCCAAAAAGGCGGACACTGTGATCGCCCAGGACGCCGCGGATACGGCCTTCGTGAACCATGAGGCCCACACCAAACCCGTGGCGCGGGCGTTCAGAGCGGACGGACCCATTTTCGTGCAGACTAATCCTAAGAGCGCCGCGGCCCATGACATGGAGCCAGGCGTGGCCGAAGTGGTCGAGAACGTCACCCGGCCGCATCCCCTCGTGGGCAAGCCCATGGGAGAGGTCTAACTCAAAAGCTTGGGTTTTGATCGAGGGGCGGGCTTAGCCTTGGCCTGCCCCTTCGCCTTGCGCGATAAGGCGTCCGCTTTGATCGCCAGCTTCTCCAGCCGCTTGATGCTGTCCTCCGCCGTCATAGCGTAAGGGCCTCCTCAAAAGATCGTTGGCCGCCTCTAAAAGGGCGTTGGCGTAGCCGTAGGCGTCGCGTTGGTGGTCGGGATGCGCACGCATCGTGTACCATAACGCCATGCCCGCCTCGCGCAGGAGCGCGCGCACTGGGGCGTAAGCGTCGGGCGTGTAGTCCACCGGCTTTTCGGCTTCGACCTCGCAATCCTCAAGGGTGACGGGACGGCCGAGGCTGTAAGCGTTGACGCTGGCGGTCATGCGCGGGTGAATTGCATGGGCGTAAACGTGGGCCAGTCCCACCTGGGGCCAGGTCCGCCCTGATTCCAGCCGACGCCGGCCAAAACCGTCACCCGCCCTGAGGGATCCATGACGTGGGCGGTGATGACGTAGCTTTCCGGCTTGGTCTCCGACACGATGGCCACGGCGGCGCTAGGAAATTTCGGGGTGTAGACCATCACCATGCTGCCGAGGGTGGGCCAGGGCACGACCATATCGTTGCCGTATTTCGGCCGACGTTGCTGGCGGATGGCCGAGATCGCCTGCATGCCGGCTTGGGGTTCGGTCATTCGTCGTTGTCCTTAAAAACCTGCAACCACCATCGGTCTGCAGCGGCCGTCTCCTCGGGCGAAGCCGGCTTGGGCTCACAGTACATGGAGGCGAGGCCGTCCTCCACGTCCTGGCGCGAATTTCCACACCGCGCGCAGACTTGGTTTTGCCGCCACACATGGAAACGCCAAGCTTCGGCCGTCATACGGCGTCGTCCTCGTCATTGTGCAGCTGGGCGTCCATGTACTGGTGCATGAGGCGCTGGATCGCCCAGCCTTGGGTGGCCACCGTGCCCTCGCCCTCCCATCCGGTGAGCGTGCCCGAGCGGTTGACGCAGGCGTAAGCCATGCCCCGCATGACGCCGCTCTCGGCCTCGGCCAGGAGCTGGCGCAGCTTATCCACCAGGTCGGCGTTGGGCTTTTGCACTTCGGTTGGGATAACCTGGCCAGGAAAGGCCACCACGCGTTCGTTCATCACCACGCCTCATTGTAATCGTCAACGTCGAAAAAGGTTTCGATGTTTTGCGCTTCAAGGTCGCGAATGGCGGCCGCTTTTTTGAGATCGTCGCGCGCGATCATGTAGCCCAGTCCGTACGGGAGCGCGAGATAGCGGGCGACATTCACCTCCGCCATGTCCGAAGCGGGCAACGCTTCGGTCGCATGCACCAAGGGCTGGGCGTCCGGCAAGGCTTTGGCCAGGGTCGGCGCTAAAGGCGCTAGGCCCAAGAACGATAGAAAAGCGCGGCGTTTCAATATCCGGTCCTTCTCTTGCCGCGCCGTTGCGGCGGCGGTTGGTTCTGCGCCGTCGCCAGGTGGGAAAACGGCACCGCAAACGTGAGCACGAAAGCATCGCCCAGGTCGGGCGACGCGCCCAGACGCTCCTTAATCGAGGCCTTTTCTTCGATAATCAATTCGTTGTTTGAATTATACCGCGTAGCCCCTTTGCCCCACACGGCCGAGGTGAGGTCGCCCTGCAGATCGTCGCGGTCGGGGATCTGCACGCCGCGCTCGTCCTCAAACCAGGCGCGCGCCCAGTCGTACATTTCCGCCTTCCGGTTGTAATAAAGATCGTCCCCTGTGGGGCCGGTGGAGATCGGATTGGATCCGAAATTGACTGCGTTGAGACAATAGCCATAGCCCCAGTCCTCAAGCATGTCGTAAATCGCGGCCCCGATGGAGCCCATGTCTATGTTTACCGCGTCGGGTCGGATCCGGTCGATGACGCGAGCCACCATTTGAGCCGCAACGGTGGCGCTGCCCGGCGGATCCCACGCCTCGCAGATCCGCTCCCCGGCCCTGCGCCCGCACCGGTCTATGATGCCGATGCGGTCTCCCGACCTGGCCGGGTCCACGCCCAAGATGACAGGGCCTGTCCCTTGGATCGGCTGCTCGGGCCGGCGAGCGCGCAGCACGGACATGGCGGGAATAAAGCTGTCGCCCGAGCTTTGAAACGCCTCGTCAATAGTGGCCGGATACTCCTGCCGGAATTTCCAGCATGGCTTGTCCAGGGGCGCCGAGATTGCGGTGGCCTTCTCTCGGTTCTTTTCGTAGGCCCAATAAAGCTGACCGTAATCGAGCTTGTGGGTAGCGCCGTACCTCAACCATTCGTCGCTGAGGGGCACCTCGTCCGGCCAACCGTCCGTGGTGTAGCTGTCGTCCCAAAACCAGGGCACAAACACCGCCATGAATTTTGATTGGCCGCGGATAGCGGCCTGGGCCATCTTGTAGAACACGCCTGACGTGCCGTTGCCCGTGCTCTCCAGGGCCATTTCCGTGCCGTCCACGTCGCCCACCGCATCAAAACTGGCGTCCACGTGCAGCTCGGCGTTGGGCCAGAACCCCACCTCCGAGCCGTGGAAAAGCTGGAGGGTGTTGGATCGGCCGGCCTGCTTGGTGCCGGCCGTCGCCACCTGGTAGCCGCACCCCGTATCCTGAAACACCAGCTCCTTCGCGTTAGAGCGGCCAAGCGGCGGCTGGGCGAGCTCGGGCGGGTGCAGCTGCTGAAAGCGCTCCGCCATGCCGAAAAGGTTGTCCGTGGCCGGCTGCTCGTGAGTGAGAATGTAGGCCCGAAGCTCGCGCTTGGATCGCCAGAGCTTCCAATAAAACCGGCCCTGCAGGTAGGTGGAGATCCCCACCTGGCGCGCCTTGACGATAATCACCCGCACCCGGCCGGTCTCGCGCTCCTGCAGCTCCATGGCCTCGTGCAGGTGCTTTTGCGAGGAGTTGACCACAAACGGCACGACCGAGCCGTCCTTCGTGCGGATGTTTAGGCAATGCTTGGCGAAGTAATAAAAATCATCCCTAAGGCGCTTAAGGTTTAGAACCTCCACTGGGTCGAGCACGTCCACGGCCCTGCCCGGCGTGGGAGCCGATGGGAGCGGTTGGGATTGCCTGGGCTTGTATGCCCCGCGCGGCATTATCCCTCCATCCGCCCGATCTTGCGCAGGTCCTGAAACTCAAGGCGCACGGGGATGACGCTGGCCCGGCTTCGAACATCATGCGGACCGATGGGCAAGCGAACCTCCGCTATAACGCCCCAGGCGCGCACGTCCGTCACCACCATGGGCACGCCGCGCCAGTCTATGACGCCCGGATTGCGCAGGGCCTGCACCACGTCGCCCACGGCTATGTCAGGCGTGAAGCTCATGACCTGCCCGCCCGTTTGTCCAAGGCCTCAATGATGGCCAGCGAAACGCCATTGGTTTTGCGAAACCGCTTGGCCAAAGCCGCCGCATGACGCGGGTGCAGATCCTTGATCGCCACCCGCCGGCCATTGGCGTCCAGCACGTGCGCCTCGTCTGCATCGGTTGTGTTCATGGGGTTGAGTCATCAAGTGACACGATGCGCCGATTTAGGTGAGGTATGCTCAGCATCGGGCAACCCTCGCGAAGGGCCTGAATCGCGTTCTTTTCGGCCTCCGTGAGCACATAAACGGGCTGCACGTCCCACCCTTTGCCCGTGTAGGCAGGCAACGCCTCGCGGATCAAAGCGATGGCCTGCCCGCCCTTTTTGTGCGTGGCGATCCATCCGGCCGGCGTCATTGCACCCGCCCGATCTGTTCACCGTCCAAAATCCTGATGTGCTGGTCAATTAGGGTCCGAATTGTAATAATCTGCGCCTGCGTCAGCGGGCGGTTGAAAAACAACATCACTATAGTAGCGCCAAGTTCGCTGCATACGGCCACCAGCTCAAGGGGCGCGGCCTCGGCCAGGGTTTCGGGATCCGGGCAGGCCATCATAGCGCCCGCAAACCCGCCGCGACGGCGAGCTCCAGATCGTACCAGGTCAAGCGGAAGGTGAGGGGTGGATCACCCTTAACGTCCAGAACCTTTTTGACGGCCTCCATCACCCGTTCGGGCGGCGCGACGCCCGCGAGCGGTCGCGCGTAGGGGTCGGTCGATAACTTGACCATACCGCCGCGGTCGCCCTCCAGCTTGCTAAGGCGCTCCATGGTGGCGCGCTCGCCGGCCGCCAGGGCGTTGACGCGGGCGCCCATTTCGTGCGCCAGGCTAAGCGCATCCTTCTGCATGTCGCCCAGGCGCTGATCGTGGCCGGTCACCGCGCGGTTAATCTTGTAGATCGCCTTTGCCATGTCATCAACGCGCTCGGCCGAGCCCTGCAAGAATCCGGCGTGACAGGCCACCTTGTGCCCCAGCGCCTCAATCTTGTCGGCGCTGTCCACCAGCCGCGCGTCCATCTGCTCGGTGCGCTTGTCGAGCGCCCTCAAAGCCTCAGTGTGGGTTTCGATGTCGGCAATGGCCCGCATCAGGCGCTCATAGTCGCTGATCTGGCGCACCTGCACGGCCTTGACCAGGCCCGTGGCCTCGCGGGCTTGGTTCTCCGCGCCCTCGGCCCGGCCCGCGAATAAAGACGCGTGCATCTGCACGTTTTCAAACGCCGCGCGGGCGGCTTTGGCCTCCTTACGCATGGCGTCGAGCTCTACGTTCCACTGGTCTAAGTTTATGCAAAGCATCCCAATCTGATTGCTCACCGCGTCAATACGCTCGTGCAGATTTGCCATCGTTTGAGGCACGTCCAGCGTCTCTTTGCGCTGCTCGGCCAGCTCCTGAACCTGCGTCTCCAGCGCCACCTGCGCCTCGCGCCACGTCGAAATTTGGCTAGCGATAAATTCCAGCCGCTCATCCACGTCCGTCATTTGTCCTCCTCGCGCTGGGATCTGACCAGCGCCTCCATCGCACCTTGGCGACGCGCCAGCATTTCTAGGAATGTGGGCTCTTGCAAGCCCTCACGTCTGTCTGGCGTGTCGGGCTGCAATAGGTCCTCCATGGTCTCTCCACCGCGCTCGCGCTTGATCTGCATCAGCTCGGCCTCGATGCCCGCCAGGCGCTGCTCAAACGCCAGAACCTGCAGGGCGTCGGCGTCGCGAGAGCGCCTGAGATCGCGCACCAGGCCATCGAGGCGGACGATCATTTCGCGGAGCACCGCCAGGCGCTCGAAGGGGTCAAGCTGATCAAAAGGTTTCGTCAATGGTCCACCGCCCACCAGATGACGCCGAACACGCCGGCCGCGAAGGCCAGCACCACGCCCCAAGCCTTGATCGCCCGCCAGGTGCTGCGGCGGATGGGGATTACGCGCCTTTGGCGACGGTGCTGCATGTCAGCCCCATGGCTGAGATAGGCGCGCTCCTGGCGCTCCTGGTGCGGTTTCAGTCCCAACGCACGGCCCTCCTGCGCACCCGATACACCACTGCATGGCGGCCAATGCTCCGGGCTTTGGCCACGGCCGTGCGTTCGTCCTTGTAGGCCGCGGCGATCTGGAAAGGGCGCATGCCGAGCGCCCGATCCTCCACCTCGCACCAAACCTCCCAAATCTCATCCCCGTCCACGCGCACCATGGACGGCTCGGCCGCGTCCGGAGCGTCAAGGGGCGGCAGCTCCATGCGCGGCCTTACCATGTTCCATGATGCTTAGGCGTTGGGGTCCGTGTCGTTCGGGTCCGCGTCCGGCTCAACGCCCTGCAGGACGCCTAACGCGCGCTGCACGCTGGCGATCTTGGCGTGCAAGTCCTCCGCGTCGGCCGTGAGCTTTTGCAGCACCGCGGCGGCCTGAGCCAGATCCTGGGTGTTGGTCTCCAGCGCGGCCGTGAGGCTGGCCAGCTCCTGGTTCAGCGCGGCCTTGCCGTGGCCGAGATCCGTGGGTTGGTAGTTTACCGCCACGTCCGCGTCGGCCGTGTAATCGGCCTCTACGGCCGGCACGGGGTCAGGCTCGGGCTCTTTCCAATCCGCGTTGACGGTGTAGTTGGGGCAAAGATTAAGGGCGCTTTGCGAGGCGCCCAGGAAACACCGCCTAGCGCACCCCGCCTTGCAGGTTCCCCGCTCACCGTTGAAATGCTCGCTCCGCGTGAATGGCGCGAAGGTATTTTTCTGCACGTCCTCGGCCAGGCCGGTGTCGCTCATGGGATACTCCAGGTTAATCGTCTCCGAGCTCCAGGAGGGCGCGTCTGACGGTGAGGTTGACGTTGTGATCCGTTTCGCTGCGGGCTTTCCACTTGCCCGGCTGCCTATTTTGAAGCCAAGCCAGGGCAGCTTGGGTGTCGGGAGCCTGTTCTCGGGTTGTGCGAGAGGCGATGTGGAAGGTTCGCTCGCCGGTTTCTTCGTCCTCATGCGTGCCCTCGCGAATCTCCACCAGCGTCATGCCCACGGCCCTCTGATACAGGCTCATGGCGACGTTTCCATCGGCCAACTCGCCGGCATTTTCCAAAATCTGCCGCAGTTCGGGACGCTCTTTTAACCAGCGATAAAACGTCCGGTCAGACACGCCCAGGCGCTGCGCAATCTCCTCATAGGTGTAACCGAGAAACCGATAAGCCCGCGCTGTCTCGATCATGCTCTTGTGAAACGAGCTCTCACGCCCCGGCCTCGGCGGCGGGGGAAGCTTGATCCTGGCCCGCGCGGGGGGCTTACGCTGCGCCTTTGGCCTGCCGGTCACCGGTCATCCCCGCAAGGCGTGGGTGGATTTCGTGAAGCTCGCTGTCGGCTTGCGGTTCGGGCAGGCTGATGATGCCCTGATCGTGCATGGCCTGCAGTTGATCGTTGGCCTGCGCCATAAGCTCGTGCGTCAGATTGCCGTCCTCCGCGGTCTCGGCCATCAGGATCCCGTAAAGGGTCTCGCTGAGGCTCTGCACGGCCAGGCGGATCCCCTGCAGCTCGGCCTGGTCGTACTGGGCGGCGGCGGAGGTTTGCGCGGACGCTTCCACGAGCTGGGTAAGTTCCTCAATCACGTTTGGCGCGATCTCGCTCTCTTGCCGAGCTTGGTCGAGCTTGGCCTGCAGCTGGGCGTTGTCGCGCTCCAGCCTTGCGATCCGCTCCTGCGCTTCCATGAGCTGTTTCGCCAAAAACTGGTTTGCGCTGATCATGCGTTTGGAGGCCGCCGGAAAGCCTCGCTCTGTGGCCATCTGCAGACAAGCCTCCGCCACGCTCAAGGCGTAGGATCCTACTTCAATCGTCATTCGCTGATCTCCAGGCCGCCTTGGGCCAATCGAGTGATGGTGGACGCAAACCGCGTGGGAACCGCCTTGCGGCTCTCAACTAGGATCGCCACGAGGGCGGCGCGCATGTGTGCTTCGCGCACGGCGGCCTTTTTGAGCTCATCCATCGCAATTTTGTGGCGAGCCCCAAGCTCACTGGCGTCGTTCAAAAGCTCGGCCGCCCTTACCGCCACGTCGCGCATGTCACGTCCTCCGCCTCGGTTCTGCCTTTATTCGCACCGCTTTGCCAACTTTTTCACGCCACGCGCTGAATTTCGCGAAAACGTCGCGTCTCTTCGTCAAATCGCATGAGCACTTCCCCCGGCCGGCCGATCACGTCGTGATAGCGGGATTTTTGCACGATCACTCGCGTCTGTCCTTCGTCGTCGCGGTGAATAACCAGGCCCAGGTCCGGTTTATTGTAGAAATGCGAGCTGTCCGCGATGTCGTAAAGACTAGGCAGGGGATATTTCCCCTCTTTATTGCGCTGCATCTTGGCCGGGTGGGCGACTATGGCCAGGTGAACCTTAAACCGTTTGGCGAACCGTTTAAGGGTGCGGATCGCCCGCCCCGTGTATTCCGTTTGCGTCTCCGAGCGATCCCGCACGTGCTCCATTTCGTTCCAGGGGTCCACCACCATGATCTTGCACCGGAACCGCACCGCCGCGGTCTCCAGGCGGTCGAGGAGCCATTCCAGGCTCATTTCGTCCGTGAGGCTCGGGGTGATGAACACATGGCGCTCGTCGATCCACGCGTCCGCCGCGGCCTGGTCGCCGCCATGCCAGCGACGCATCGCCCGCCTGTGATCGCGCTGGGGCTCCTGCTCGAAACTCGCCCAGGCCACGTTAAGGCCGTGGTCCCTGGCCGCGCGGCAAAAAAAATCGTTGACGAAGGTGGTTTTACCAAACCCCGGCACGCCTGTGATCACCACGAGATCCCCGAGGCGGATTTTGTAGTTTGACCGAAACAAGGCGTAGCTCGGCTCAAAAACCTCCTCCGGGGGCAGGGGCGGGAGCTCGCTCATGCGGTAGACGCCTGGGCTCTCCACCCAGGCCGCGCGCTGCACGGTTTTGACCACGCCGGCGAGGCCGTACTCCTGCAACACCTCGTTCAGGTCCTTGCACCGCTCGCGGCCAAGCTCGCGACGGCGGGTTTTCGGGTATGTCAGAAATTTGCACCGCGCCGGCCCCAGCGCGAGCTGCAAATCGTGCAGAAGCTTTGACCCGGCCTCGTCCCCGTCCGTCGCCAAAATGATCTGCGGCGCGCTTTCCAGCGTCAGGCGCGGCTGGATCTCGCGAAGCCAGCGAAAGGCGGCCGCGTCGTCCCGAACCTCCGAGCCTGTGGCGCCCGCGCACCCGTTGGGCGGGCTGATGGTCCGCTCAAACCCCGCCTGGATCGCGGCCAGCGCGTCCAGCTCGCCTTCCGTGATGATCAAAGGTTGGCCATACAGATCCTCGCGCAGGAGAACGTCCTCGTTCCAGGCGATGGGATGCTCGGCCCATTCCGCCCTCCACTTGGGCTCCCCGTCAAAACGTCGATACTTGCGCCCCGCAATAACGCCGCGGCGAGCAAAAGAAATCACCAGCGTTTCAGCCCCACCAGCGCCGACTTGCACGTTCAGCCCCATTTTGCTGGCCAGCTCCACGTCTAGCCCCCGGCGCTCCAATACTTCCCACACGCCCGCCTTCGTCGTCATACGCCGCCCCACTCCACTCGCAATGGTGACACTTCCAAATGATTCGGTCCGGCTCCACGCGCACGCTGAGACACCGGGCCAGCTTTTTTTTGCGGTTAGGCGAGCACTCCGGGCAGGTCAGATATTGCGCCGGACGGTCCCGCCGCACCTCTATGCCCAGTTGCGCCGCCTTCTCCCATTTCGTCGCCATGGCTTACGGCGGGAACGTGGTGGACGGATCATAGCTTCGCGGCTTCTGCGGCTCATCAAGCCAAGATCCGCGGTTCAGCCAGGTGGAGGCGTGGGCGATGTAAACCGGATCCTTGCCCCGTTGCTCTCGGGCGTAGCGGATCGCACCGGCCAGCAGCGCATCGGAGTCGGTTTTCTTGAGAGCGGACGCGTAGGCCTTTTCCGCGGCCAGCTTTCCTACCTTTCGCGGATAGGCGTCCCAAAAAGCTGAAAACCCAAGGGGGGAATCTAAGGGGGGATTCTTTGATGGTTCTAATGATGGTTCTATTACGGTTAGGGTGACTGCGGTGTCACCCCTATCATGCACTATTTGACACCCCTCCCCCCCCTTTTTTGTCACCCCTGGTTCAGGCTGGGGTGACAGATAGACACCCATTCCTAACCGGAGCGTGTAAAGGCTGGTTCGCTGTCGGCCGTCCGCGCAAGGGCGCACCTGGCGGGTGATGAAACCGAGCCGCTCCAGCTCCGCGAGGGCGCGCTGGCACGTCCGCTCGTTCATGCACGCCTCCTTGGCCAGGCGGGCCACGGACGGCCAGCATTTCATCTCCTCGTCCGCATAATTCGCCAGCACCAGGAGGACGGCTTTTTCGCGGTAATGGATCGAATACACCGCTATCGCGGCCGTGAGGGCCTGAACGCTCATTGGAGCGCCCCCCCCTGTTTAGCTTGGTCAGCCGCCTCGGCCCGCTCGATCACGTCCGCCAGCGTGCGCAGCATGCTCGCCGTTTGAACCCGGCCCTCGTGCAGGGCGATGAACATGGAAACCGCCCGCAAAGCGTCGGTTTTCAGGGCCTGCATGCTGCAATGCGGATCCGTCGCCAGGAGCGAGTCGGATATCGCCAACCACGCCAAGGCCATGCGCCTGGTGTCCGCGCGTTTCTCGTCGTCCGTCATGAGTAAAAACCCCTATAAGCGGGGGGCTTGCCCAACAAAGGCGCAACCGGTAGAAACGGCGCGCCCTTGTCCAGCCGCGTTGCCCCCGCGGTTGAAACAAAGAACCCCGCCTGGCTCACCACCGGGCGGGGTTTGCATTTACGGCCGAGCTCACCTCACACGCAAGCCTCACGTGCGCGGAAAGCTCACACGGGGAAAGCTCACCTCCGGAAACCAGCCCCGCACAATCGCCAGCGCCTCGTCCAGGTTTGACGCCACCGCATAGGGCGCGCAGGAGACCGCGCACGCGTGCTCAAAATCCGCCTGGGCCGGGCTCTGCCGACCCCCCTTGGCCTTGAGCTCCAGGAATAACGCCCGCCCATCATGTGACACGAGCACCAAGTCCGCCACGCCGGCCAAAACGCCCATGGCCTTGAACCGGCCGCCCTCGCTGGCGCTCCGGGCGCCCCCGTTGGGTACGGCAAAGAATAAGATTCTAGGCTGTGCGAGATTTAGCACCCGCACGATTGCGCGCTGCAAGGTTTCCTCGGTGTGCTTTCGAGGCTTTCGGGTTTGTAACATGCCAATGCTTGCGCCCGATAAGGATTGTAGGCGCTTTAGCTCTGCCGCGCTTAACTGCGTCGTCATGGTTATCCTTTGCGGTCCCTAATTCGAGGTGATCGGGATTGCAGCACAAACCGAAATCACACTTGTGCCGAACCAATAAATCACCAGGTTCTCCGTGTGTCAGCGTCCACGCAATGCGGTGCGCATACGCGCTTGCTTTCGATCCATCAGCGCGCCGCACGCCAAGTTTTCCGTACAAGTTGGACGATCCGCCTCGAGCGCCGGTCCACGGCCAACACGCCAACGGGCCGCCCGATTTATCAACGCGCGACCAAAACGGCGCGGGCTTGCGATAAGACCGCGAAGCCTTGCCCGGATTCCGCTTGCTGGGGGCCAAAAAAGAGGCCGCCCCTTCGGTAGGAGCGGCCAGGGCGTGTTTGGTCTGTATCGCCCGGAAATCGGCCTTAGCGGCGATGTCAGGTTTACGTGTCATTATCCAAAGCTCTTGTGCCCGTCATGGCCGGCCCGACCATCCATCCGGGCGGCCGGGGAATCTCCACCCCGTGCGGACGCCACAAATGCAGGGTGTAATCATGGAACGAAATATGATCGCTGGGCGGCACATGAAGCTGCATGGCGGTCTCAAAGGGCTTGAAAAACAAGCGTTTGACATAATCCATATCTTCCCATGACGGAGTTTTCAGTATCTTGCCGGAAGAAACGGACACATGGTCCCAACCTTCGCCCACGGACGCGATGACGCAAAGCGGGGGCGCCAGCCCCCGGCTATTTCGCCCCAGAAGGGGTTTGACCAGAAAAACGCCTTCCGTCGCGCCGCCCTTCACGCCATAAAGGCGCAGCTCTTGCTCGCGAAGCCGCTTCACCTCGGTCGCGTCAAGGGTGTTCAGGTCGCGCATCAATTGACCACCATGCCGAGGCTGGCGCGAAGCGCCTCCTGGGCGTCGTCGATCTCCGCGGCCGAGGGAATAGCGCCGCACCTGGCCCGAGAGAGAAGCGTCCCCAGGGCCGCCTGAATTGCTGGCGCGGCGGCGATAAGGTGGGCGTTATGCTCGGCCTCCAAAACATTCACTTCATTGCCGTGGGTGATGCTGGTCATCACCTCCGCGATTATGCGCTGGCCGGCCCAGATCGCGCGGGTGCGGCCTATGTTCGCGCCTACCGTCCAGCGCCCTTGGGTGTGTCTGGAAATCATGCGTCGTCCTCCGGATCGCGCCCATCGAACACGCCGCGGCCGTGATCTATGCAGGCGGAGCAGAATTGATCTGCGTTGTCATCGACGTAAATGTCCTCGCGGCTGTCATAGGGCGTGCGGCAGGCGCTGCAGTGATAAGCCAGGTCATGGACGCAGGCCTCGCGGTCGCCTTCATACTCCGCCAGGAGCTCGCGCTGGTGCGCGGTGGTGAAATTAAAAACGCCCATCACGCGGCCTCAATTTCAGCGGGGTTTTTGGCGCAATGCTTGGCCAGGGCCGCCAGCTCGGCGTCGATGAACGTGCGCATGATGCGCGCGCGCTCCTCGATCCGGGCCAGCTCGGCCTCCGCGTACCGGGCATAAGCCTGGCGAGCCAGGGGATGCGTCGCGCCGCGCGCCACGCCGATATGCACGCCCAGGGAAACCGCCTCCGAGGCGATAAAGCCGGCGTCAACGCCTAGGGAAATTAAACGATCGGTCATTGCGTCCTCCATGCGGTCCGGGCGCCTTGGCCTTGCCGCGAGCCCATGACATAGACCAGCGAGACAGACGTGTCAAGTGTCGCGTGCTATTTAGCGAGGGCGTTTATGAGGGCGGCGACGGCCTGGCGCCCGCGCTCGTCTAGGCCTCTAACTTTGGCGAGCTCGGGCACAAGCCCGGCGCTCTCAAGAATCGCGTCCAGATGGTCGTCCGCTTTCGGATCAAGGTTGGGCGGTTTCAGGCCGCGAAAAAAGTAATCGGGCGAGACGTTTAAGGCGTGGCACGCCTCCCAGAGCTTGGAAACGCTCATGCGGTTTTGACCGGTTTCATACTTGTGGACCTGCACCAGGTGAATGCGGTCCAGCCGGTCCCCGAGCTCCTGCAGGGTCAGACCGAGCTGCTGGCGGCGGATCCGCAGGCGACGCCCAAATTGCTTGTCTTTATGTGACATGATGGCCCGTCACGTAGTCGAGGAGGCCAACCTCCCGAAAGCACGCGTCCGTGAGCTCCTGGCCGAATAAACGGTGCGCGCACGCAAGGGCTTTGTTCATAACCCCGTTGAATTGGTCCTGGGAAAGGGCGTTGAAGGCGATGCTTTTGGGCAGGCGTCGGTATCCGCCGGCCGCGTCGCGGAAAACATAGGCGTGGCCCATTTCCAGCTTGAGGAGATCGGAAACGGCCTTGCTGTCGATAGAATCCGCGCCAGGCCAGTTTTCCGCCACCTTGCCGCAAAAGCCCCACCAAAGCCGCAGCTGCGAGGGCGAGCGGGTGCGCGCCTGGGTGAGGACGCAGCGCACGGTCGCGCCCTCCCAATCGCCCAGGTCCTCCGCGTCCTGCGGAAACTGGGGGACCACCCGGCCCCCCTCTACTTTTCCCTGAAATTCAAGCATCAAAATGGGATATCGTCGTCAAAAGGCACGTCCTCGCGGATCTCGCCCGTTTTGGGATCATAGCGCGTGTCCAGATCCCGCTCGGATCGCTCGCGCTCCAGCTTGTCCATCAGCGCCTGGCCCACCTTCTGCATTTCTTCGCGGAGCTCCGCTTTCCAGTGATCCGGCCATTTGCTCCAAATCGCCTTCTGGTCCGGATGGTTGACGTAGGCCTTGAGCTCGTCCGGCGTGCGCTGCAGGGCCATGCCCCGTGTGATCCGCTCCCAATCGCCGTTTTTGCGGGCCTGGGCGGGCGAAATGCGTCCGGCCGGCGCGCGCTCGTCTCGAGTCGCCGGGCGCTGCTCGTCCGCGTCCGCATCCACGTGGTGGGCGTGCAGATCGCCCTTGTGCCAAAGATCAAGGGCTGCGCCGAACCGCATAGCCGCGTTCCGGAGCGCGTCCCCGATCACCTCCTTTTCCCGCGCGCCGGGATCCTGCTCGTTCTTTCGCGCCGCATTGCCGTAGCCCAGGCGCGTCACCCCGCACACGGTGAGTCGGATCCAAAGGCCGCCCGTGGCATCGAACGCCGGCAGACCCTCGGCCGTGAACGCCACCGGCTCCCAGGTCCACATGGGGTCCGCGTCAAGGAGCCGATCCGTCAAGGCGGCGTGGCCCACGTAGTCGAGGTGGACCACCTCGGGGTGATGCCAGGCCCCACATTCGAGACACCGCACGCCCTTTTTGAAATCGGCCTTCACCGCGTCCGTTTGCGCCCTGGTGGGCTTCGGGAGCTTGCTGATTTGGTTCTCGGGGAACTCCGCGCGCAGGAGCGCCAGCCCTCCTCCTAAACGATCTGCGGCCTTTTGCGCCGGGTGGTCCACCACCTCGGCCTTTTCGTTCGCTTTCGTCATTTCGCATCCTCCAGGCGAATATGGCCCCAGCGATAGCCGAGGCGGATGGCCGTGACGGTCGGGCGGGGGATCCCGCAAAGGTCTGACACGTCGCGGTCGTTCAGGGTTTGCACCAGGCGTTTGATGTTGCGCACCTGGTCCTCGGTGAGCTTGGCGGAGGGGTTGTGCTCCCCCGCCATGCCCCCGCGTTCAGAGAGCGGCCGGCTCACACTACCGTCCTACGTTCCACCGGCTCGCACCCAGGGATGGGTTTGCGCAGGTTGCCCTTGGCGGCCCGGACCTGGGCGGCGGCGAGGCGCGTGGCAAGCTCGATCATTTCCGGATGGTCCTGAAACGCCTTCACCAGTTTCCTTGAGTCGGTGACGGCGACGTACCAGCTCGTGCGGTAGCTCGCGGCCTTGGCCGATCCGGACGCTGATTGAATCGCTACGCCGGCCTCGGCCATTTTCACGGCGTGCTCGGCCGATATGGCCGCCTCGGCCGCGGTTTTGGCCGCGTCGTCTCCGGGCGCCCATTGATCCAGATCGCCTCGGCTGGCGGCCAGGGCCTCCTGGGCGGCCTTCGCCGCGGCGTCCGCCTTAGCCTTCTCCTGCTCGGCCTGGCGCTTAAGCTCCAGCTCTTTGGCGGCCATAAACTGATCAAGGTTCTTGCGGGCCAGGTCGCGGATCTCCTCGCCTTTCGCAGTGACCGAGCGGAAAAGGTTGCGGATTGCGGTGAGCCGCGTTTCGTGGGGCGCCTGGATCTCACGGCGCTCCGCGTCGCTGTTCTTTAAAATGCTGGTGGCTTCGGCCAGCACGTCCCGCATTTCCGCCGCCTTGAGATCGTTTAAGGGAAGCGGGATCGCCTGCAGCTGCCGCTCCAGGTGGCCCAGCCGGCCGGTCCACACCTCCACGGCGGGGATCTCCGGCTGGGGCGCGTTGTGCCCGATGGAAATTAAATCACTCATGATCGCTAAGCTCCTCGGCCTTGTGCGCAGCGTCGCCGGCCTTGTTCATGTGATGCTCGGCCAGGCGCAGATCGCCAGCCGCCATGGCCTTTCGAGCGTCATCGATATGCTGAAGGGCTTCGATCTCCAGCTCCTCGCGTTTCGTCATCATCGCGCCCTCCTTAAGCGCAAAAGACAGTTGACACGTCATTCGTTACGCTGTCAAGCGAATCGTCTGTCTATGGAGGCGAGGTTGAGTCGCAAGCTATCAATTCAGGAGGCGCATAAGTGGCCATGGCCGGATTATCTGACGCCGACAGAAAAGGCGCGGGTGGATCAAATCGTGCGGCGCGGCGAGGAGCTGCAGAAGGAGATGGATGTCTTATGGGTGGAGATCGATCTACTGCGGAACCGGGGAACGTCTCGGGCCAGGCGGGCTGGCCGCGCAACGTCATCGCCTTCCCCGGCCCCCGCAAACTAAGTCCCCTCTGGACTGACGAAGAAAAGCACGCGGCCGAGGCTATGAGGGATGCGGGGTTTACGGCCCTAGAGATCGGCAACGTCCTCGGCCGCCAGGCTGGGGCCGTTTACGCCTGGGCGAAAAAATCCGGCGTAAGCATGCAAGGCGACAAGGCGAAGGAAACGCGCCAATGGCTGGCTCAAGGTCGATCCCTCATGCGCGAGGGGACGGCCTTTGGCGTGATCTGGCGAGATCCCCGCCTAGAGCTGCAAATCACATTTTGCGCGTCTTACTTGGAAAAGCTTTTGGAGCTGGGCGCGCTCATGAAAGTTGAGGGCGCGCAAAGCGTTTATGAGCTCCGGTCATGACGATCCGGCTGAAGCGCGAACAGGTTCCCGAGCCGCCGGCTGACGCGCCGAGACTGTACGGCGACCCGCCCTATCAGAGCGGGGGCTATGTCATCGACGACGGGCGCTCGCGCTGGCGCTACGACGACAAGGGCCTGAAGCTGTATATCGAATGGCTGTTCGGAGAAGATCGGCGAAAGGTCGGATCGTTCGCTGCGTTCTGGGAGCGGGAAGACTATGGCAGGAGGCGCGGAAGCCGCCACCACATGTCGTGCGATGCGGGGACCGGGCGATGACGCTGGCGCGCCGCCCACCACGGCCCAGAGCCTTGGCTCGGGGTCATAATCGAGTGGGCGGGTTTCACGCCCGCCAAGCCCCCGGAGACCGATTAAATGTGTGTCACAGATCCCCTTGAGAAGGCCCCAAACCGCATGACCGACGCCGCGCAGCTCGAAGAGCGACTTCTCGCCTGCATGGCGGATGAGGGCGATTCTTGACCGACCCCTTCAGGTTTGAGCGCCAGACCATGCGCGCCATGAGATACGGGAGCGTTTGCTCTGGCATCGAGGCTGCGACCGTCGCCTGGACGCCCCTCGGATGGGAAGCGTCCTTCTACTCAGAGATCGACCCCTTCGCCCGCAAGGTTCTGAAACATCACTATCCGGAGACGCCGCTCCATGGGGACTTCACGACGATCAAAGCCGACGACTACGAGCCAATCGACCTTCTGGTCGGAGGCACACCTTGCCAGTCTTTCAGCGTCGCGGGTTTGCGAGGAGGACTGGCTGACGACCGTGGCAACCTGGCCCTCGAATATCTTAGGCTTGCTGACCGACTGCGCCCCCGATGGTTGGTTTGGGAGAACGTCCCCGGCGTCCTGTCATCGAACGGCGGACGGGACTTTGGAACCATTCTCGGGGGCATGGTCGAACTCGGGTATGGGTTCGCCTACAGAGTGCTTGACGCTCAGTTCTTCGGAGTGGCCCAGCGACGCCGTCGTGTGTTCGTTGTCGGACACGCTCGAGACTGGCGACGTGCCGCAGCGGTACTTTTTGAGCGCGAAAGCCTGTCAGGGAATCCTCCGCCGCGCCGAGAAGCGGGGCAAAGAATTGCCCCGACAATTGCGGGAAGCTCTAATGGCGGCGGCGCGAACGGACCGGGACGAGACGCCGACAGCGCCGACAGCCTAATTTACGCACCTTTGATCAGTACAGCCTTGAAATCCCGAGACCAAAAAGGACCGTCTAGCGACGGCGACGGCTCAATAGTCGGGGCTTTAGCGGCTGACGCCGGCGTGCAGCAGCAGAACTACGTCGCCTTCAACCTAAGGGGCCGTGAGGGCGGCGCCATGCCGGAGGCGGCGGACGTCGCGTCTTTGCGCGCCGCGTCGGGCGGGTCGAGCCGAAGCTATGTCTCCACCACCGCCGTCCGCCGCCTGACACCGCGCGAATGTGAGCGCCTTCAGGGCTTTCCCGACGACTGGACCTTGATTTCCGTTGGCAAGGGGCTTGCTAAGGATGGGCCTCGCTACAAGGCGCTCGGAAACAGCATGGCGATCCCTGTTGTCCGGTGGATCGGGGAGCGCATTCAGCAAGTGGAGAAGATCGCATGATGACGAATAGGGAAGAGCGTCTCGCCAAGGCGATTTATGCGGCGTTTAAGAAACAAGAAAGCCTTTCGAACGAAGCTGACGCCATTGCCGCTTGGAACCAGCGCGCTCCCATCGTCGTCACGGATGAGATGGTGAAAGCCGCAGCAAAAACGTACCAACGCTGCATAGGCTTTAAGCCGGTGTCCCCTCCTGCGATGCGCGAAGCCCTAGAAGCCGCACTAAATGTCACTCCCAAGGAAGGATCACCGTCGTGAGCGTCTCTAAATGTTGCGAAGGGGAAAAATGCTCCATGTGCGGCGCGCCCGCCGCTGCTAAAGTCGAGGCAACTATTTTCCCCGACGATTGGTGCATGGCCGACGACGGGCCGTTTGGCGGTCTTCCGCCCGAGATGCGGGGTCGCCATCCGTTGACCGCCTACGTCTGCGCCAGCCATTTCCGATGGATAATGCAAGGTGTTTCTCCTGAAGGAGGAGCGGAACATGACTGAGCGCAGCGATCTATTTGCCGCGTGGGCGGCGGCTGAAGAAACGATGGAAGCGACGATCATCAGCCGGAAGCTGACGCACCCCCAGCCAGGGG